TCTCGACAAGCCGCAGGCCCGAGAGACAGGCAACCAAGGCAATAAAACGGGAAAAGCAGCTTAGCCCCCGACGCCGCAATCGTACTTGCAAAAACCTTTCGTCCTGCATCCTGCGGGGTAGCGATCAGTCAAAACGCAACGTGAAGGAGTATTGCCATGAGCAATCAAATCACAACCGCGTTTGTCCAGCAGTTTAGCGCCAACGTCCAGATGCTCTCGCAGCAGACTGGTTCTTTGTTGCGTGGGTCTGTTGATGAAGAAAGCGTTACAGGCGAAAAGGCTTTCTTCGATCAAGTGGGCTCATCAGCTGCAGTCAAGCGCACATCTCGTCATGGGGACACACCCATGGTCGAGACACCCCATTCCCGTTATCTGTTAGCGGCCTAACAGGGCAACCTGTTTTGAAAAACTCTTTGAATTGCTGGGAAACCTAAGTCTGAAAAGATATGGCAATCAGCAGCCAAGCCTATGAAAGTAGGAAGGTTCAACGATCATCTGAGGAATCAGAGTAGGGGCAAGCGCCCCGAAGCGGAGAGCATCCCACTGGGATGATGATATGATCTGGTCCTGTGTGAAAGCATAGGCTGCGAAAGCGGTTTTGGTTTAGCGAGCCAAGGCGAACACATACGAGAATGGTTACAATGGACAGCTATGAGTGGGCTGACCTAATTGACGACGCCGACAAGGTCCGGATGCTTGCAGACCCAACAAGCGTCTATGCCAAGTCTGCGGCGGCGGCCATGGGGCGTGCGATGGATGACACCATCATCGCTGCCGCTACCGGCAGTTCTCTGACAGGCAAGTCAGGCTCAACCAGCACAGCGATGACATCTTCGCATATTATCGCCCATGGCTCGGCTGATCTGACCATAGCCAAGCTGATCACGGCCAAGAAGACCCTTGACCTTGCATCAGTCGATCCGTCCATCCCGCGTTATATCGCCGTGGGTCCGGATCAGATCGAAGCACTGCTGAACACCACATCTGTAACAAGCGCTGACTTTAATACAGTCAAAGCTCTGGTGCAGGGTGAAGTTGATACCTTCCTTGGTTTCAAGTTCATCACCTCAACTCGTCTGGCTGTTGCTTCAAACATCCGGACTTGTTTCGCGTGGGCAGAAGATGGAGTTAAACTTGCTGTTGGCAAAGACGTAATGAGCCGCATCGACGAGCGGTCAGACAAGTCCTACTCAACTCAGGTTTACTATTGTGCAACCTTCGGGGCGACCCGCATGGAGGAAGAAAAAGTCGTTTCTATCCTCTGTGATGAATCAGCATAAGGAGCGTTGGTATGGCTACAGTTTATTCAACTCAACGCACTTCGTTGACCCAGAACAACCCAACCGACATGGTCAAAGCCAATGAGCTTGGCGGTGAAGTTCGTGTCGCACACGGTACATATGAGGCATCCTCGCTCGCATCTGGTGATGTGATTGAGATGTTCGCATTGCCGGACGGCGCGCGCATCCTCCAAGGCCAGCTGGCCCATGACGCGATGGGTTCATCGACAACCCTATCAGTCGGCTTCGCAGCCCACAGCACAGCGGCTGGAACAGCTGTTTCAGCATCCGCTGCTGCGTATAAAGCTGCAGCTGCTTCGACATCGGCTCAGATCGTGGACATCGTTGCCACGCTCGCGCTGCTGAATGGCGAGGAAGTTGATGCCGATGAGAACGGCAAGACTGTCACGGTCACAATGGGCGGCGCCGCTGGCACCGGCTCAGTTGCTGTGACAATGCTCTACGTCGTCAACTAACCACTAAAGACGGGGCAGCTCAGGCTGCCCCGTTTCTCTTTATCAGGGGATTGGCATGGCTTCGGTAGTAGACATCTGCAACAGCGCCCTAAATCAGATTGGCGCATCAAACATCATAAGTTTGACTGAGGACAGCAAGGCTGCGCGGATCTGCAACCAGCGGTTTGATTTTCTGCGCGATAGCGTGTTCAGAGCTCACCCATGGAATTGTCTTATCCAGCGCACAACCCTCGCTGCTGACAGCACAGCGCCGGCTTTCGAATATGCCTTCCAGTACCAGCTGCCGACAGACCCATTCTGCCTTCGTGTTCTGGGGCTTCTGGATACAAACATCCTTTTCCGCATCGAAGGGCGCAAGCTGCTGACAGACGACAGCACGGTCAATCTGATCTATGTCGGGCGCGTTACCGATGTAAACCAATATGACACGCTTCTCATCGAAACGCTTGCAGCTGCGCTGGCCTATGATCTTGCATATCCGTTGGTCGGCAGTTCTGCGCTGGCTGCCAATATGTATACCTTCTATCAGGACAAACTGAAGGAAGCACGGTTCGTCGATGCAACCGAGGACAACACCACATCATCCACGAACATTGCCGATAGCCGCAACTTCTCAGCTGATACCTTCGTAAACAGCCGGTACTAAGATGGCCCAAGCATCCCCGATACTTTCCAACTTCACAGCCGGCGAGCTCAGCCCGAGGCTGGATGGCCGCACCGATATCAACAAATATGGCAACGGTTGCAAGACGCTGCAGAATTTTGTTGTGCAGCCGCATGGCGGCGCATCGCGCAGATCCGGCACCAAATACGTCAATGAGGTAAAGAACAGCGCACACAACGCGCGCCTCATACCTTTCGAATTTAACGTCACCCAATCCTATATTCTTGAGTTCGGCGATCAATATTTCAGGATTCACAAAGATGGTGGGACAGTTGTTTCTTCTGGCAGCGCTGTGGAAGTCACAACGCCGTATCTACACACCGAGCTGTCAGAGCTCAAATTTACGCAGTCGGCCGATGTCATGTATATCGTCCACCCCAATCATGCGCCCAGAAAAATCACAAGAACCAGCCACACGGCGTGGACGATTACAGAAGTTGCGTTTCGTCGTGGCCCGATGCAGGACGCAAACACAACAACAACAACGCTGACCGCTTCGGCCAGAACCGGCAATGTCACGATCACTGCGAGCGCCGACACCTTTGTCAGCACAGATGTCGGCCGCTTAGTCAAACTGCATAACGGCTATGCCAAGATCTCATCCTTTACCAACGCCACGACTGTCGTGGCGGCTGTGCAGGAAAACGAGCGCGGAAACACAGAGCTGGAGCCTAGCTATACCGCAACCACAATATCGTTTTCAGAAGGCGATCCGAGCTCGACGGGGCTAGAGCACAACGACAGGATGGTCGATACTGCCGGCAAATTTGTGGAGCAGGGTTTCGAAGTCGGCATGTCTGTCGTGATTTCGGGTGCAAGCACTAGCGGCAACAACAAATCATCTGCCCTGATCGTACAGGTGACGCAGGACACAATCTTATTAAGCCCGTCTGTGGATCTGGTTGATGAAGCCGCCGGCCAGAGCATAACCATTGCAGGCGTGATAACAGCTGATGACGACTGGAGCCTCGGCGCATTTTCGGCAACAACAGGCCACCCAGCCGCCGTCACATTTTACCAATCCAGACTTGTTTTTGCTGCAACGTCAGGCCAGCCGCAGACCGTTTTTTTTAGCGTCAGTGGTGATTTCGAAAACTTTACGGGCGGCGTGGATGCGTCAGCTGCGCTGATCTACACGCTGGGATCTAATCAGGTAAACGTAATCAGGTATCTGCAGTCTGGTCGTGTCCTACTGGTAGGGACATCGGGCGGCGAGTTCGTCGTGACAGCCTCGGAAGACGCGCCGATATCGCCAACCAACACGGTCATCAGGCGACAAGCAACATACGGGTCAGCTGATGTGCAGCCAGTGCAAGTCGGCAACGTAACGCTGTTTGTCCAGCGCGCAAGACGCAAGCTGCGCGAGCTGGTGTTCGATCTGAACACAGACAGCTATGTCGCGCCCGACATGACCATTCTGGCAGAGCATGTAACAGAAAGCGGGATCAAGGAGATCTCGCTGCAACAGGAGCCTAACAACGTCGTTTGGTGCGTTTTGAACAACGGCAAGCTGGTGGGCATGACCTATCGACGCGAAGAGGATGTTGTCGCGTGGCACCAGCATCTGATGGGCGGCAGCTTTACAGATAGCGGGACCACCTACGCATATGGATATGTCGAGAGCGTGGCGTCCATTGCTGGCGATCTGAACGAGGATACGGTTTATCTGATTGTGAAGCGCACCATCAACGGCTCAACAAAAAGATATGTAGAGTTTTTCACCGTCAGTGATTTCGGCGACGACATAGCAGATGCTTTCTTTGTGGATTGCGGCCTGACCTATAGCGGTTCTGCTGCAACAAGCATATCGGGCCTGACCCATCTTGAGGGCCAGACAGTGTCGATTTTGGCAGATGGCGCAACACACCCAGACAGAACGGTGGCAAGCGGAGCTGTCGCGCTGGCGTCATCGGCAACTAAAGCGCATGTCGGGCTTGCCTACACCTCAACGCTTCAGACCATGCGGCTCGACGCCGGTGGCACAGAAGGCACATCGCAGGGCAAAACCAAGCGGGTGCAGGATGTAACCCTTCGATTGTTCGAAAGCGTGGGCGCCAAGGTTGGCAGCTCAGCAACAGAGCTGGACAGGATACCATTCAGATCCTCAGCAGACGCGATGAGTTCTGCAATCGGGTTGTTTACAGGAGATAAGTTCGTCGAGTTTCGGGGAGGTTTTGAAACAGACGGCTTTGTGGTCGTGCAGCAGGATCAGCCTCTCCCTCTGACCCTGCTGTCGATCCTTCCGAGGCTGCAGACATTCGACAGATGATGATCCTAGATTATCAGGCTGACCATGCGCGAGAGGTTATCGGGGGCCGCATGAACAAAGGCGCACCCCAGAATGTCCTCGGGATGCGTGATTTTGCAGATAGCCTTGTTGTTCCGCATATGTCCTTTAGCGGCGTCGTCGATGAAGGGCTTGTATGTTGTGCCGGCATAAATCCGCTATGGGATGGTGTGGGCGAGGCTTGGGTGCTGGCGAGCAGTCTTTTGCATCAGCACAGAATGGCCGTTGTACGAGCCACCAAAAGGCTCTTGTGGCAGATGATATCTGATCAGGAGTTGTGGCGTGTGCAGGCTTGTGTGCGTACAGACTGGCCCGAAGCAGCACGATATGCTGAGTTTTTCGGCATGGAAAACGAAGGTGTGATGAAGCGTTATGGGCCTGATGGGTCTGATTATTTTCGATATGCTTGGGTGAAATAATGTCTCCAAAAATAGCAATGACTGCGATGGCTGGCTCGACGATTGTCAGCGCTTATGGATCTTATCAGCAAGGCAAAACGGCCAAAGCTGCAAGTGATTACAACGCAGCTATAAATGATCGAAACTCTCTGATTAAAGATCAAGAGGCAGCGCAGATCGTCATGTCTGAAGAGCTGGCGATTGAAAAGTTCAAACGCGAATATGCCGGCTTCTCGGATGCCCAACAGCAAGGATTTAGATATAATGGCTGGTTGGCTGAAAGTGATACACCGTTGCTTGTTGCCCTTGCCTCCGCGCAGGAAGCGGATGAAGAAATCGCTGCCCGTAGATACAACGCAAAGATCGGCGCAGGGCAGGCAAGAGAGGAGGGGCTGCAGCAGCGCATGGCTGGCGAGCTCAACCGTATGTATGGCAGATCTGCGAGCGATGCCGGCAAGACCAGAGCTCTCGGGACGCTTCTGTCTGGCGCATCCGACATCAGCTACATACAGGCGACAGCATAATGAAAGTGCCAACGTACAGAGCTCAGACACAGCGGCTCAATCGCGTCAGCGGAATCCAGATGTCAGTGCAGGCTAATGCCAATGCCTTGAACCAATCAAACGCGGCAATCACTCAAGTTGCCGGCAAGGCAGCGGACATCAGCGCAAACTGGTACAAAACGGAGCTGACGAATCAACGAGCCGCAGAAGTGGCGCGCGCAGAAAATGATTTTACGGTTCGGCTGCAGGAAACGGTTGTGCAGTCAAAGGATGTTGACGCACCGCAAGTGCGCGGGTTCTTCGATGATCAGGCAAGATCTGCAGCTGCAATCATTGCAGGCACAATTACCGACACTGTATCTCGCAAGCGGTTTCTTTCGAAAGCCGAAGATCTGACAATCGCCAAACGGCTATCGGTTTTGCAAGACGGACGCGCCAGAGCAATCGACAGCGAAGCTGCTGCCTACTATGAAGGTGCTGACAATTACATAAGGAGCGCGGCAACCGGCAATAGGGCAGAACAGTCATTCGCAAGGGATATGCTATTTGGCTCGTCCAGTTCTGTCGGGCTCTATCAGATGATGGCAGACAGCGGATACATCACCCAGCAGCGGCGTGTTGAGCTTGAATCTGCAGCACGGTCACAGATTGACAGATCATCAGTTCGCCAGCAGCTGAACGCGGCGTCGATTAGCAAAGAGGCCGAAAATGCGAGCGCTGTTCTTGCACAGCTGCAAGATCCAAAAAACTTCCCATATCTTACACCAGCTGATCGTGACAGCCTCACGGGTCAGGCCAGTTCGCTCGCAGACCAGCTACGCAGAGCCGCTGTGGCAGCTGCTGAAAAGGCAGACCGCAACGACAAAAGAGATCTCAAAAACAAACAGGACAAAAATTTCGCCACGTTGATGACGGATGTGAGGCGGGTCAATGAGGGTATCGAAGGCGCTGAGTTGCCAAGCATCGCTGATTTGCTGGAGATGCGTGGTAATCAGCAGCTGACAGACCCACAATACAGAGCAATTTTTGACGCTATCGAAGGTCGTGACGCACCTATCACAGATACTCAGGTTGCTATGAATTTTCGCCAGCAGATCATGCAGGCAGAAACGGCTGAGGACATCGACGAGATAACGGCGCAGCTATATACTCACTTGGGGCCAACGGGCGACATTAAGATGCAAGATGCCATCTCTATCCTGAGCTTGGCTGACGGCGCAAAAACCAAGACCCCAGAAGCGCGAGACATCAAACATTATGAAGGACTGCTGAAAAAAGGTATCGGCATCAAAACCGAAGGCATTGTTATTTTCGGAGACAAGGGTCCATCGCCAGAAACAATAGAACGCCGTAATGATGCGCTAGATACCTACCATCGGCTGGTCACAGATCCCGATAATCCTGTCCCGCCGCGTCAAGCCTATACAGATGTGCTGTTGCAAAACAGGCAGGCTGTAGCTGATGACCTTTCGTTTATCGCGCCTAGCTCGGCAACATACAGTCTGATCGGCAAGTCATCATTCACAAAGTGGACGAAAGAAGACTTTATGAAAGCCAAATTGAGCATGATGAGCATAGCCACCGTGTCTGCACTTGGGCTCACTCCGTTGCAGCAAGATCTTGAAATGGAAACGCTGGGTTTGCTTGAGGACTTTATGGAACAAGAAGGGCTGTTCGAAACAGATACCACCCCTGTCGTTGAGAGCAATGAAGAAACAGGCTCTGGCGAACCAACGCTTACTGAGCGGATTATGGCCTTCATTGGCAAGGACGATGATTCAATTCAGTCGCGTGAAGACGCAATAGCCAATCCAGACTAGGGATTTTACGATGAATGATTTGGCCCACGATTATGTGATGTCTCGCAGAAGGATGTCACAAAAAGCGCGTTATGCGAGACTTGTGGAAGATGAAGGTATGGGCGAGGCAGTCAACTCTGACTACCTCTTTGACAATGATGTCGTCGGAATACCTGATCCAGATCCTGACGACGCTCTTGCAGCAACGCCTGCATGGCAGCGCGATAGCCGGATTGTCTATGATTACTTCATGCAACAATCCGGATCGACCATAGATGCAGAAGGCCGGCAGCGCAGACAGAACAGAACAGTGGAGCCCCCATCTGACTTCGGGCAATGGGGCTTAGAGTTCATGGGCGAATTTAATTACAACTTGCCAAAAATGGGGATAAGGGCAGCTCAGACTATGGATGCGCCTGCAGAAGTCGCCGGCGCCATGTTCCGTATGATGCAGTGGTATGATGCCAAGCCTATGTCTTGGCGCGGCACACGCATGGCTATCAAAAATATGTTTCAAGATCCGACAACCTATGTGGGGCTAGGCACCTTGGGTTTTGGGTTTATTGGCAGGGCCGGCGTCAAACAGGCTGGCAAA